AGAAGAGCTGTTCCGCAAACACAGGCAATAGATTATATTGCCAATGATCCATTCCCTGCGGAATCACATGAAGAGGGATTGGATCGTGCAACCATGACTCTTCAACAAGTACAAGAAGAGTTGGATAGAGCAATTAAATTATCAAGAACAAATACCATGACTTCAACAGAGTTTACAAACTCTGCAACTGATAGAGCTGGTAAAGTTTTAGGTTTTGATAGTGCAGGTGAATTAAATGTTACAGCAGAAATTGGTTCTAACAAAGGTGATTGGTCTGCTGGTACAGCGTATGTAGTTAGAGATATTGTAAAAGATACTTCTACAAATAATATCTTTATGATTAACACAGCTCATACATCTTCTGGCTCTGAACCTTTGACTACCAATGCCAACTCAGCTAAATATGATTTATTAGTAGATGCTGCATCAGCTACAACATCTGCTACTAATGCTGCCGCTAGTGCAACAGCTGCTGCATCTTCTGCTACTACTGCCGCAAGTTCTGCAACAACTGCAACAACTCAAGCATCAAACGCATCAACATCAGCAAGTAATGCTGCAACGAGTGCTACTTCTGCTGAAACTGCTAAAACAGCAGCAGAGACCGCACAAGCTGCCGCTGAAGCCGCAGCTGATAATTTTGATGATACTTATTTAGGAGCTAAAAGTTCAGATCCTACAGTAGACAATGATGGAGATGCACTTACAGCAGGAGATTTATATTTTAATACAACCACAAACAGACTTCGTGTTTATACAGGAAGTGCTTGGGTAGAAATTGATGCAGGAATGACTAGCTTTACATTAGCTGGTTCTAGTGGTTCTAATCAAACTATAACAAATGGTAATACACTAACAATCGCAGCAGGGTCAGGGATTACAACTACTGGAGGTTCAACAGATACAGTAACAATAGCTGTAACTGATGATCCAACAGCACTTGCAATCGCACTCGGCTAGTATATAAGGAGAGAATAGGAGAAATAAATGGCAAATACTTTCAAGGCAATCAACTTTGCAGCAGAACCAGCTTCAGCAGGTACACCTTATGTTATGTATACAGCAGCAGGGAGTACAACTACTGTAGTTCTTGGCTTGATACTTGCTAATATACATACAACTTCGGTAACAGCAGAAGTAGAATTAGTTTCTACAACAGCAAATAGAGGTGGTGCTAACAATGTAGCAAATGGCACATCAATGTTAGTTAAAGATGTAACGATTCCAAGTGGATCTTCACTTGAGATTTTATCTGGTTCTAAAGTTATTTTAGAAGCTGGAGACAAAATACAAATTGATTGTTCTGTCGCTGATAAACTTTCAGGTACTTTATCAGTAATGGAAATTACATAGGAGTTTTAATTGGCTTATATTGGAAAAACACCGACACCAGCACCTTTAACAAGTTCTGATATTACAAATGGAATTGTTACAGGTGAAAAATTAAATGCTGATGTCATATCATCACAAACAGAATTAGCAACTGCACCAGCAGACACAGACGAATTTTTAATTAGTGATGCTGGAACTCTTAAAAGAATTGATGCAAGTTTAGTTGTTGGTGGTGGAAAAATAAATCAAGTTGTTTCAACAACAAAAACTGATACTTGGTCAAGTTCAGGAACAGGAACTTTTCAAGCTGTCACAGGATTATCAGTTGCGATAACTCCAACTGCAACTTCATCTAAAGTTTATGTTAATGTAGATTTAACAGGATATATTAATGACTATGGTGGTGGTTTTAGTATCTATAGAGATGGTTCAGCAATAGTTGCTCCTACTTCTCCAAGTAGCAGAAGTATTGCAAATGCTGGACATCACACAACTAATACTAATTTTGCATCAGCTTTTGGTCATAGTTATTTAGATAGTCCATCTTCAACATCTGCATTAACTTATCAAGTTTATGTATTTGCTAGAAGTTCAACTTATTATATTAACAGATCATCAACTGACAGTGATACAAATGATTATATAAGAGCAGTATCAACAATAACAGCTTTTGAGGTTTTAGCATAATGGATTTACATAAAGCGATAAGATCAATTCACAATGAAGTAGTGACAATAAATGGAGATACACAAGAAACTATTGTTGCAACAGATATTGATGGAAATGAAATTACTATAAATTGGAGTCAAGTTAATTCTTGGACAGACCCTGATGAATACAAATATAAAAGAGAATTAGAATATCCAACTATTGTAGATCAATTAGACGACATTTATCACAATGGTATAGATGGTTGGAAAACAACAATACAAGCAGTTAAGGATAAATACCCAAAAGGATAATTTATGGCATATATCGGAAAAGAACCAATAGTAGGAAACTTTCAGGTTTGTGATGCAATAAGTGTAGTCAATGGACAAGCGGCTTACACAATGCAAGTATCATCAACTAATGTAACTCCTGAGTCTGCTAATCACATGTTGGTATCTTTAAATGGTATCTTACAGAAACCTGGATCATCATTTACAATATCAGGTTCAACAATTACTTTTGCATCTGCTTTATCAACAGGAGATGTTATAGATTTTATAATGTTACTTGGTAATGTTCTTGATTTAGGTGTACCATCTGATGCTACTGTCACACAAGCTAAAACAAACTTTGTATCAACTTCATCATCTGCTGGACTTCAAATAAAAGGCGATAGTACAACTGCTGGAACTTTACAATTAAACTGTGAACAAAATAGTCATGGAGTTAAATTACGATCTCCAGCACACTCATCAGGTCAATCATATACTTTAACTTTACCAACAGGGAATGTAACTGCTGGTAAAGTTTTGAAAGTAGATTCTGTGTCAGGTTCAGGTACAACAGGAATTGGACAATTATCTTTTGGAGATGCTGGTGGAGATGTTACTAAATTAAATGAAACATCACATTCAAGCGATGTTTCTTCAATATCTATTGATGGACACCATACAAGTGAATATGATATTTATGATTATATAATTGATGGTTTTGCCGTTGATACAGATAGTCAGGCAATAAAAGTAAGAGTAAATATGGGTGGCTCTGCTCAAACAGGAAGTAATTATAAAAATGCTGGTTATGATTCTTATAGTAGTTCAAGTGCTGGTACTATTGGTTCTATGAGAGATTTTAACCAATCTTATTTTAGACCAAATGGAAATTGGGGTTCACCAAGAAATACATCAGTAAGAAGAGGTTATACTCTTATAAGAGTAGTAAATCCTTTATCAACATCACAATATAAAACAGGTTTTTATTTTAACACATACGAAAACCATGATAATTCTGTATATGTTGCTCATACAGGTGGGTGGCAATATGGAGCAAGTGAGGGAACAGCAGTTTCTGGATTAACATTTTACTTATCTAGTGGAAATTTTACATCTTACAGAATAAGGGTTTATGGAGTAAAATAATATGACAAAAAAAGCAATAATAACACCTAATGGACAAGAAATAGTTGATAAAACTGAAGAAGAAATTTTACAACATCAACAAGAAATAGAAGCTAATGCTTTACCTGATGCTTTAGAACATTTAAGAAAAATAAGAAATTCATTATTAGCAGAAACAGATTGGATGGCTAACTCTGATTTGACTATGAGTGATGAGTGGAAAACTTATAGACAACAATTAAGAGACATAACAAATGGACTAACAACTGTTGATGAAGTACAAGCAGTTGAATTTCCAACTAAACCATCGGAGTAATGTCCTATGGCTCTTAACTTTGCTAACAACAACTCCTTATCAGCAATAACAGCTTTACCAGCTTCTATAAGTGGTGGTGCATTAACATTATTACAAACTCAAACTGCATCAAGTTCAGCTACAATAAGTTTTACTTCAAACATAGACTCTACTTATGATGCTTATATGTTTAAGTTTTATAATATACACCCAGCAACTAATGATGTGCTTCTTACATTCAATGGAAGCACAGATAGTGGTTCAAATTACAATGTTACAAAAACAACTACTTTTTTTACTGCAAGACACAGGGAAAGTGATAGTGCAACTAATCTTGAATATGTTACAAACAGAGATTTAGCACAAAGCACATCTGCACAAAAATTAAATTATGATATTGGAAATCTAGATGACGAAGATGTTTGTGGAACTCTTACATTATACAATCCAAGTTCTACCACATTTGTAAAACACTTTATCTCAAGATTTATCGGAAATGGACAAGCAGAGGATTGTCAAGATAGTTATACTGCTGGTTATTTTAACACAACATCATCAATAGATGCAGTTCAGTTCGCCATGTCATCAGGCAACATTGATAGTGGAGTAATAAAATTATATGGCATTAGTTAAATACAACAATAACAGTATATCAGCTATTACTACTGCTGGACAACTAGCATCAGGAAGTATGGTTTTAATTAAAGAACAAACTGCTAGTTCTAGTTCAACAATATCTTTTGTACATGGAAGTTCATCTGTCGTCTTTGATAGCACATATCCTATTTATAAGTTTGAATTTATTAGCATACACCCTCAAACAGATAATACGGAGTTTCAATTTAACATGAGTACAGACAGTGGAAGTAATTACAATGTCACAAAAACTACTACAATGTTTAATGCTAATCATAATGAATCTGGTAGTTCTACTGGACTTACTTATGATACCAATGCTGATATTGCACAAGGAACTGGATATAAATTACTAGCTGGTGCTTGTGGTGCAGATGCTGATCAAGCTATTAGTGGTAATTTATTTATATTTAATCCATCTAGCACAACATTTGTAAAACACTTTTTATCAACAGCAAGTGGCAATCACGCAAGTGATTTTGCACAAAATTTTTTTGTTGCTGGTTATGGCAATACGACAAGTGCAATCAATGCAGTTAGGTTTCAAATGGATAGTGGCAATATAGATTCAGGCACAATCAAACTCTATGGAATAAAGGATAGCTAATGGCACTAATTAAACTAAACAACAGAGGTGTTAAAGATGCAACAGCATTTGGAAGCATATCTTCATTAGGAGAATTAACTTTTATATCCAAGCAAACTGCATCATCATCAGCTACTATTAGCTTTACATCAGGAATTGATAGTACCTATAAGGAATATATTTTTTATTGGGTTAATTGTCACCCAAGTGCTGATGGAACTAGATTACAATTTAATTTAAGTACAGATAGTGGAAGTAATTATAATGTCACAAAAACTACAACAAGTTTTAGAGCATATCATAATGAGGCAGATTCAGATACAGGACTTTATTATGAAACAGGAAATGATTTAGCACAATCAACTGGTTTTCAAGATTTAAGCGATTACAATGGAAATGGAAATGACGAAGCAAGTTCTGGGTATTTACATTTATTTAATCCTAGTAGCACTACATTTGTAAAACATTTTATTAGTAATGCAAATTCTTATCAAAGTAGTGATTATAGTATGAATACATTTGTAGCTGGATATGGAAATACTACTAGCAGTATTGATGCTGTTAGATTTCAGATGTCATCAGGAAACATAGATAGTGGGGATATAATTTTATTTGGTTTAAATTAATTTTAGGATATAAGGAGATATTATGGCAAGACATCATTTAATAAATGGAATACAAGTTCCTTTTACTGCTGAAGAAGAAGCACAAAGAGATCAAGAAGAACAAGCATGGAACGATGGTGCGTTTGATCGTGCTATGGCAGATTTAAGGCAAAGAAGAAACAGACTATTAGCAGAGTGTGATTGGGTTATGGTTTCTGATTCTCCAATTGCAGACAAAACAGATTGGCAAACTTACAGAACTAATTTAAGAGATATTACAAATGGTTTAACAACAGTTGAAGAAGTTAATGCTGTTGTATTCCCAACAAAACCATAATGAAATATATATTAATCCTG